ACCTGCGGACTCAAAGTTTTTAGGTGGTTTACCACCATTTCTTTGTTCAATCATCTCACTTTGTTGAGTTGCTTGAATTTTTGTTCTTTCGTCTTTACGGTCTTCTTTCTCCTTTTCACCCGACCTCTTGCCCTCTACCTCCATACCTTTTAGTTGCATATTCATTTGAAACTCCATCTGCATCAACTCTTTCTTGTGCTCAACTTCTTGCTCCATTTTTTGAGAAGCCAATTGAGCTTTTAATTGCTCTAACTCTCCTTGACTAGCTGTTAGTGCTTGGTTTTTTTGAACCTCACTTTGAGCCGCTGCTTGAGCCGCTTGTTGATTCATTTGGCTCTGCATTTGCATGTTCTTTTCCTGCGTGGCTTGATCTTTGTCCATCTTCTTTTTTCTACGTATTTTAAGAAGTTGATTTGCAAGTTTTACGTTTTTTATATCCCTAAGATCAATAGCATCTTCTAAATCTATACTCTGTTGTTGGATTGCCATTTGAATGTTGTTTTCAAGTATAGCTTTTTCTTCGTCATCTGGCATTAAGTCAATAAATATACCAAAGTCATAAAGATGTAACTCTGATATTTCCTCTAACGCAGCAACGTTGTGAACTCCAATCTGATGTATGAAAGCATCTTTAGTTGGTGAGTACTCTATAATATCTGAAATTCTTAATGATAAGCACCCAGCTGTTTCAGCTGTTAAGAACAATCCAGCCTGTAGTATATGTCTAGTTGCTGTGTTTGAATTTGCTGCTGCCATTTTTTGTATACCAACTAAAGCGTTTTTATCTGGCATACTACCATCTCTAGCTTCGTTAAGACCAGTCACATCTCTTATCATTTGTAGATAGTAGTTGTATGTCTGTATTAAGCTTTGCATTTTATTACCACCACTTCCAGATTGTATTTCTTGAATTGGGATTTTACCTGGGTTCATGTCACCGTCAGAAGTGAAGCTTCTCCCAATAACAGATCCAGTTTGGAAATACATGTTTAGAGCTTCTTGTGGGTTGTAGTTTGTTCCGTTACCTAAGTCTATCTCAGCCAAACCATCTGCATCTAAATAAATACCATCTGGAACCAACCTAGACATCACTTGTTGAAGCTTAAGGTGTGTAAGTTGAATCATATCAGCAAAACCAGTTATTCTTTTAACTAGAGAATCTATCTTACCATTATACATTCTAGGCGCAACAATAGAGTAATTCATTTTTACCTTAGTAAAATCACTCTTTTCACGCATCATATTTTTAGCCATTTCCCACTTAAGTAGCTTGTCCGTGCCAAGTATCATAGCGCCCTCGTAAAGGCACTCTATAGATCTTAGCATTCTACCATACCCACCTTCTTTATCTTCAGGTGGATTAAAGTTATCATCTTTAGGTATAATTTTATCAGCCCCACTAGCCGTTTCTTTCATTTTATAAACCTCGTTCATATAGGTTTTATAGTTGAAATAAATAACTTGAATCGTATTGTTGTCTTCTTTGTCTTCGGAGTGCCTAGAGTTGTAATTAGATCTATTGTTAGACTTATTTTTCATTATATCCTCAAGATCGCTTTCAGACAAATGCGGAAACTCTTTAGCCAATTCATTTACGGGTATAGTTTTAACTTCACCCACGTAGTATATATCTTCAAAGTATGGAGAATCTGTATACGAATACACAAGGTTAGCTGGATCTACATAATCAATAACAACACCCTCAGACGTGTTGAAACTGGTTTTCACAGCACCAATACCAAGCACTGTTAAATCATAATAAAAACGCTTTTTAATTAATTCGTAATTATTACCCTCCATTAAAACATTTAAAGCTTGTTCTTCCGCTAACTCTATAGTTTGCTTATACGTAAGTTGCATGTGTAGTTTTAACTCTTCCTCTGTCTCTGGTAAAGATTCTTTGTCATTTTCATAAAGATTTACCTCAAAAGCTTTCATTGCAAAATCATTAAACTCTTTTGCCCTCATGTCTGCTAATACCGACTCCATGTATTCGGTTCTTTTAGCTACGCCAAATGGATCTTGTGAATAAGCTTTTATATCGTAAGTTCTCTCGGCAATACCATTAACAACTATATCTACAAACTTAGATATAATTGGAACAGGCTTCCAATCTAAATTAAGATAGGACAAATCACCGTTGATCGATAACTCATCCTTATACTTTTGAATAGACTGTTCACCTCGAGCGTACAACCTTAAATTATGAAAATCATTACTATTAGCTTTATATCTATTAGAACCTCTATCATGATTAAACCATTCTTGCTCTATAGCCTTACCTACCTTTAACCCATACTCATAGCTCAACTTTTCAGCATCGCTAACTGTTTGACTTGGGAAATAACTTTTAATGCCAGACTCTGCCATATTTATTACTTGATTATTTGTGAATTATCTCCAGTGTTTGTATATCTGGAAATGTTTATGTTTAACTTTGGTTTTGCAACCTCTGCATTTGGTCTATATAGATGTCTATTGTTAGCCATTATAGCTAAACCAGAACTTATAGACGCATCATGCTTTGTTCTTTTGTTTATATCAAATTTACACCAGTCATTTAACAGTTCGTTAAAATAACAGTCTCCGTGCGTTCCATCTTGCTTAATACCTACGTGATCTTGAATATACATCTCAATCGCAGCAGCATGTGCTTGTTTTATATCTTCACTTGAATTGGGTATTCCACCAACTTCTTTTTCTGCTACAGATAATTTATTCCATATTTTATCAGGTCTATTCATACTAAACCCTCTATAACCTCTTCGTCTTAAGTAGTATAGGAGACGAGGTTTATTGTTCTCTGCTAGTATTGGCATTCCATAAAATACTAAAGCCATTAGAACATCTTCAAAAAACATCTCAGCTGTTGGAGGTCTTGATAGGTATTCTAAGAAAAAGCTGTTTGCCGGAGCATCTTCCATGCTAAACTTAGTTAATCCGTGTAAAGCTCCTTTAGATCCAATTCCATCTACAGTTCCTGATATATCATATGAATCACAACCAAATGAACCCATGTGTTCGTTACCTGGATGCTTAATACCGTTTTTAAGTACCACCTTGTTTTGTATACTAGAAGGTGGAACCCAACTTACTTTAAATCTACCTTTTCTATCTGGATAAAATATAACTTGAGAATCTTTAACTCCGTTAACCCACTGGAAATTACCTTGAGTAATACCTAGAGTGTTTGTCATCTCTTCATTATAATCTATCTGTTCATATAACTTGACAAGATTAAAAATACTACCTTTGGTCTCGTCTCTAAACGCGTGCTCTGTAGTTCTTGGAAACTGACGATAAAATTCATTTAAACCATCTGAATCATCTTTTAAACCATCTACTTCATTCTGCCAGTTATCTATTACACCTACATCTATTAGTTCACCGCTTGGGTCGAACCGATCGACATCAGGAGTAGTGAAAACTGGAATTCCGTACTCATCAATAAAGCCTTCGTAGTTCCATTCCATTGGGATAAACAAAGAGTATAAACCAGACTTCGTTTGGCCATTTCTGTTTCTTTTTGTAACGTCTGAAGCATTGTATAGTTTTTTAAAGTTTTCGCCTCCTTTATCTAAAGCGTTTGATGTTGATCCCATCATACACTTACCGATGATTCTAGATCCTAATCTTAAACAAGTTTTTGTAACCCTCCAGTTATTAAGGATATTCTCAGGTCTCTCCCACTTACCAGCTTCATCATGTACTAGTAGTGCTAATTTTTCACCATCATAACTATTGTCTCCTGTATTCTTCCAGTCAATCGTTGTGTCAAGGCCTTCTAAGTCTTCTATCTTTTCGTTTGCTGTTATCTTTTTTCTAGTAAACCTAGTGGACGGGACTCTATACGCAAGCTCTGTTTTTGGGCGATCCATACCATCTTGTATGGGCTTGAAAAAGAAAGGGTAGTTTATGCTAATTGGTACAATTTTATCAGTAAACATCTTCTTGGCATCTGCACCTGTTTTGGATAACACTCCAAATCTACTATCACCTGCGAGAGTGGCTAAGTTAACGGTTTCAGCTGATGACATGAAAGAAAATCCAGAACGTCTATTTTTAAGGTAGCACATTCCGTAACATCTTTTATCCGCTTTACAAGCTTCCCAAAATATAAAGAACAACCTATTTGCTTCTCTAAAGTCTGGAGCACCTACATCTATCTTGCTCCACTGTAAATACATATACTGGGTACCTGGCATCCAAGTTGGTTTTCCACCGTTACTGAACCAAAACCCCTCTTCTCTTCTTCTGAACTCTTCGTCTATGTAGTCGTACCATTGTTCTTTTTGATCTTCCGGATAAGCACGCCAGTCAAAGATGTTCTTTAAGCGCTCTAATTCCTTTGGCTGCTCAAACTTAACCCATTTATCTTTTGGGTCCTTATATACGTCCTTAGGCACCTTAGGTAGAGCGATGACCAGATCTTGTATTTGTATGATCTCTCCTATCTGACCATTGCGAGAAAGAACTATTAAATCTTGTTCTTTGTTGTAACCATACTTCCACTTTTTCCCTTTGTTCATTCTGGAAATAGTAGTCTTTTTTATCGGTTCAACCGTCTTAACTAAACTTTGCTCGTACATTACTTAGATCTACCTTCTGCGAATCCTTTAAAAGTTTTTTCCTTTGCCTCTTCAGGTGTTTTACCCTCAAGCAAGTTTTCTTCTTCTTCAATTCTGTTAAGTATCTCAAATGCGTCAAATATAGCTAGTTTTTTAGAAGCTGCGGCATTCTTCAGCTTGTCAGCCGTTAGATCGTCTTCGGAATCAGTAACAATAGCCTCTTTAGCTACTTTTATCAGTTCCTCCACCGCTTTGTGCCCAGCCTGGATTATACTCTTCTTCGTTTCCTTGATGTTCATATTTGATTGTAATAAAATTAGATTTAACTCGATATAGTCTTTCGCCATCAACGATAAACTCATACTCACTACTTGGTCTAAAACCAACCAGTTCATTTACTTCTACCGTACCGTCAGAGTATTTAACGATACCTTGTAAAGGTTTTTCAGATTCAACGTTAAATTGATCCGTTGCTTTTAGTGGTATTACAAAACAGTACCCCTTAGTGCAAATCCATTCCGAATCTCTTTTATATAAAAAGATCTGGTCTTCGCTTATAAAGTAAGTTGTTTCATTAAAAAAGCTTCTACTATTTTTTTCAACACCTTTAATATCATTCCATCTTCTAAAAACGTTGTGATGAATCAGCACCGTGTCTCCGGCTATTATATCAGCATGACCAACAATAGGTGTTGATACAACGGTGGCTTCTCTATTAACAAACTGATGATTAAAAATATCAGTATTTAAGATTAGTTCTCCGCCGTCTAACTGCTTAGTGTTATTGTATCTTTCTCCTTTTGGCGCTACAACAAAGTCGTGAACGCTTTTCATTAGTATTGCAGGTTATATTCTACGGATACAGCCATGTTTTTATTAAAGTCTTTCCAAGGCAAAACATCTTTACCTTTTTTAATGTAAACAGAAAACTTATCTTTTTCCTCTAGTATATCGCATATAGTATGACCACCATACACTTCTTGCCCCACGGCATAGTGCATAGCGTCATTTTTATAGTCTTTACCTATAGATATTTTACGAATCAGCTTTGACATCTTCCTTGTGGTTTATTGTGCCATCTTGAATGTTAATATCAAACGTACCATACTCTTTTTCAAACTCGCCTTGTAGTAAAGTAAGCTCATCTCTAAGCCCAGCAATTTGATGCATCATTTCATGCTTTTTTAATTCTACAGATCCGATTTCTAATTGAGCTCTATTAATGTTGTTTACAGTATCTTGAACTTTCTTTAACTGCTCGTCAGTTATTTTCTCAGGTTTAATACCTTTAAGTTCTTTAATTTTTGCGTTTGTTCCTTTTGTTGCCATTTTATTTAATTTAAGTTAATTTAATTGTTTTTATTATGAATCTGTAACCCATCCATTATCTGAGTTATTTAAGAATACTAACATTTCTTCGTGTGTATATTGTGTTTTACCATTTAAAAAATCTGGAGTATTACCTTCAAATCTTACAAAAGTTTTACTTGTATCATTGCTGTATCTAAGTGTGTCACTAGAAGTTTCTTTAATTTTAGAGAAATCTATACTAGATACTTCAGATGCGTTTATTATTACGTATATGTAGTTGTTATATGCCATGTTGTTATGGTGTGTCTGTACTCCAACTCCAAGCGTTACCTAAGCCCCCATTGTTAGAATTAGTTGATGAATCTTCTACTGTTGTTCCTGACCCTTCTTCAAATTTCCAATATCCTACTAAGTCACTCATTTCAGAAATATTATTTGGAACTCCTTCATTATAAATAGTACTAATATTACCCGCTGTTAACGCTGCATCAAAAATTGCAACATCATCTAAAAGGCCGTGATAAAAGTCTGAGCCAGTTGTATCAGTATTGGCATCGGCACCTAACATTACCGGTGTACTGCCTGAAGGGTGATACACTATCGCAGCATCACTCGCTGACGTGGCGTTGGTTACTCCAGTTGTCCCTGCATTAACATATAACTTAGCCGTAGTACCATCGTAAGTGGCTGCAATATGATTCCAACCAGTTAAAGCTTCAGTGGTAGCTTCGTTTACATTAGCTGTAATATAGTCCGCACTACCACTACCCGAGTCATCAACTCTTATTAAAAATTCTATTTTTGTTACTTGACCACCTGAATTTGTCAAACGAATACCCCAGCCACCAGCAGCTACACATCCAATAAAATAGTCTGCATTACCACCATTCGTCATGTCCCAAGCGTTTGGTTTGGCCCAAAGCGATATTGAAAGCGCGGCTGTTGGTTTTAATGCTGCTACTTCTGGTAATAATACAAAATCAGCACTACCATCAAAGCTTCCTGCAAAACTAGAAAATTTATTAATTATAGCTCCTCCACTTAAACTATTTCCTAATCCTAACATTAGTCTCCTATGTATGCTATCACAGTGCCACTAGCTGGATCAATCTGCGTCCATCTGCCATAAATAGTAATTCCTTTTGGAAACACATTAGCAACCTCAATAATTAAACCTCCAGCACCAGACACAGCTGTTGCGGCACTACCATGAGCAATATCATGAGCTGTTTGGCTTACTCCACTTGCGTCCTGAGTAGATATGTATTCCAATCCATTAGCTGAGTCTTGCTCTGCTTGTAAACCACCATGATCAGCAAACGTAGTGTCAGCCAACATAGTTATAGCTATTATAACTTTATTTAATGGAGCCTTTAAAGGAGTTGTGCTGTCACTAAACATTGAACCCATTTGCCCAAAGCCATAGGATACTTCTGTTGAATTTATTCCCATAATTTATTTTTTTACTTTTTCTAGTGATCTACCACCGAAATAGGCACCGATCACAGTTATTAATACTAATTGTAATAAGTCTACCCACGTGGCTTTAACCTCAAAGGCTATAACCCCTGCGTCAATAAAAACTAACAGTATCGTAGATACTACTAGAAATATTAGAACTAGTGGTCTTATATTTTTACTAAGCCATGAATCGGATTGCATATCCATTTTCCAACGCTCAGTTACTTGTTTTTGCATTTCTGCCTCATAGCTCGCTACAAGCTCTTTTATCTTTAATTCAGCCGCTAGCTTCTCATCTTTAGATGTATGCAGGTTATCTAAAACTCCACCAACACTCTCTACGAGTTTAGCCGCGCCACCAGATAATATTTTTGTTAATATACTCATTATATATCGTTTCCGTTATTTGCATCGTCTTCCCAAGGGAAACCAGTGTCTCCAGCCTCCTTCCACTTACCATCTACCAATATAGAGTCTACTCCATCTATATCTTGTCTTTCAAATCTCTCCCCATTATACATAATATGATCGTCATCGTAAGCTAACTTACCTAACTTCATATCCGTAGCGTGTCTCATCTCGTGGTTTACCACTTGTCTGTACTCAAAGCTGTTAGGATCTAAATTTTGATTTACAAATATAGTTCCATCCATATTAGCTTCACCCATAATACCCTCTGCAAGTGGCATAGGTATAATAGGTGTTCCAGGAATACTAGCTTGTTGGTTTCGTCTAAAACTAAGTTTAGTTTTAATCTCACCATTATTTGCTTGAAATCCTTTTTCTTTACCTAGTTTAAATCCCATTACCTATCTTTATCTTTTATCATATCATCTATAGATTTATTAAAAACCTTGTCAGTATATGTTATATTGTTATAGAAAACACTTCTCTCGGAAGTAGGCAAATCTTCTTCACCCAGTAGAACTCTATATATTCTACTTATTACTTGTGAGCATTTAAACGATGTCTTAAATACAGAATACTTTATAGTTGTTCTGTTTCTGTGTCTCCACGTTTCAATCCATCCTTCTCGCTTTAA